TGATTCTTTAATTAATGAATCAATTGAATTATATAATTTAAGTTTTCCATTATATTTTTCATCAAATATTGGTTTGGTTTCTGTAATGAGTGATTTGATTCGCTCACGTTCATTATCAATTTCTTCAATTGTAAAAACCTCAAACAGTTTAATATTATTGTCAATATATCTTGTTGCAATAATATCATTTTCAATATGTTTATTTTCAATATTATTAAAAACTTTAAATTCTAATTGTAGAATCGGAGAATTTTTTAAAACTTTGAAAAAGTCAATTGCTGTTTTTTTAGATTCTTCATTTATTGAATCGTTAAAATATGTGTTTTTTAATTTTTCTGAAATTATTAAATTAGCTATTCCAACATTGATATTTTTCATATGTCTATCTATTTTTTTTCTAATAAATACTGTAAATAATTATAAACGATACATTAATAACATTCTTTTATTTAATCACCCAAATCAATGTTTTCAATGTCATCAATATCTGAAACATCAAGATTCTGAAAATCAGTTTCTTTAAGGTCAATATTTAATTTTTCTCCCTTTTTTAATAGCTCATCAATTTCATTAATCATAATATTTGCATTAATATTTAGATGACCATTAATTTCATTATTTTCGGTTATAACTTTTTTATTATCATTTCGTTTTTTTGATGTTGGTATGTTGTTATCACCATATACTAATTTTTCAACAATACTATCATATTCTTCATCTTTTTTTGCTTTTCTTTTTTTGCTTTCAGTTTCTTCAATTGCTGGTAATTCACCACCTGCTGGAGGAAGTCCACCTACTTCACCACCTGCTGGAGGAAGTCCTCCCATATTACCACCTGTTGGAGGAGATACTCCACCTATTTCACCACCTTCTGGAGGAAGTCCACCTTCTGGAGGGGGTATTTGATTATTTTGTTCTGTATTGGCAGTCATCTGATCAACTGGTTCACCATATTTAGCATCAATATCTTTAAATAAACCAGTTTTCTTTATTAGAACGGGTGCATCTTGAAGTTCTTGCATAATAACCATTTCCATTTTTTGTTTTTTTAGGTCATCAACAATCTCTCTATCACTCATATTATATATTAGTCTTTTTGCTGTTGTATGTGACATTGCAGCAATACCATTATCTTTTCTTGTAAGTTCAGTATATGTTTGTGATTTATCTCTTAATAATTCAGATTTTAATAATTCTTGCTGTGTTGATGGATTATTTAAAGTTAATGTAAAATCATTCAAATCTTCCCCAGTATATCCTAATAAATATAAATGAATAATAGCCATTTTATTTAATTCTTGGATCATTGCTTGTTGAATTCGATTAATTTTCTTTGCAAATCTAATATCATATTGTGCTAGATTCTTTCCACCTCCTGCAGCATCTTGAAATGATAAAAATGGTTTCGGAACTCCAAGACCAGTTAATAAATTATCTCTAAGATATTGTATATCTGCAATATCATTTAAATTTGTTGCACCAGCCAAAGTTTCAATACCAGTTTGAACATTTGCATTTCTCACAGGAATAAAATAATCTTCATCATTTCCTAAAATATTAAAACGATAATCAATCTGCCCATCATTTTGTGCAATTTGAGAAGTTTTTTTAAATTTGGTTGCTACTTTCATGATATAATCTTCAATATCATCATCATCAATATTTCCGACATCAATTTTAAATATTTTTTTCTCCCCAGCTCTAATTAATCTATACGTTAACATGGCATCTTCAGCCATGATTAATTGTCTAAATACCCTTCTTACTTTATTCAAAATTGAATTTCCATATGGTATATAAGCATCATTACCCAATAATCTAAAATGGGCTATTTCGAAAATATTAAATTCATTACCACCAATTTTATCTTTAAATTTTGTTATTGGCTTACCATCACTTATTCTTTCTATTCTTTCTATTTCATAATTTACCATTTGTTTAACATGTGAAATACCCTTTTGTCTTTCACCATATAATAAAACAAAATTATCACCATATTTTATAACATTTCGTGTCCAAAAAGGTAGATTAACATTGATGTTAATTGTATCATAGAAAAATTCTTCAAGTAATGATTTAATCCTTTCTTTATTAGAATAAATATTTAATATTTTTCCTTCAATTCCAATTGTTGTTGTTTCTTCCATGAAAAGGTCTAAAGCACTGGAAATTAGAGGATAATATTCCATTCCTTCATAGTCAAGGTAAGCCTGTAATCTACCTGCTTCCCATTGTAATGCTTTTTGAAATGCTCTATCACTAGATTTAAAAAATTTACTTTGTAATTCTCTTTTTTGTTCAATTTCAAGAGCTTTTACTTTAATTTCTTCAGGGGTAGTTCCTTTTATTATTATCTTACTTTGTTTGTCTATTGGTTGTTCTGCTGCTTGATTTTCAAAACTATCCAAATTTAAAAGTTTGGATAATTGTTGATACATCGTACCTTTTTCTTTGTTGGCCATATTATAAAATTTTATAATTTATTATAAATACTGTCTTTATATCGAAAAGTCAATAATTTATAATAAATACTTATATTTTTTTAATATGATAAAATTTAGTAATTATGTTTATGTCATTTTCTCTTATCCAACCCTTTAAATAACCAATCATTCATAAGATGTTTATTTAATTGGGGTGAATTTAGTGAAGATACTGTTGGTTTTATTTTGTTTTCAGCGGCATATTCATTAACATCATTAGCAGTGATTAAGGCTTTCAACATATTTTCAGTTGTTGTTTTGCTTTGTTTAAATCTTACAATATCAAAACTTATTGTGTACAATCCAATTGATAAGCCCATAATTGAATCATCATGAAATGAACGTTTATGATCCGCAACTCTATTACCTGAAACGGTAACAAATGTTTTTAATTCACCAAGCAATCTTGATGAATGTATTATAATATCTTTTAAATGAATAGCTCTTTGTAATTCAAGGAGAACCGAAGCTCGATTGTTACCAATAAAGAATCCGGGAATTAAATCAACCTGTATAATATTACCATCAGGTAATTTTTTACTTCCCTTTTTTATATAACCAGATAATCTATCTCTGGATGGTTTATGTGTTACTTCAGCATAGTGAATATTTTCATAACCAAATTCTAATAATTTTTCAACTGCCTGAACCCCATATCCACCAGTAATATCAATAACGGCATATGCATCATTATATGTTTTACCGAATTGGTATCCAACTTCAGCTAACATTTGAGGAGTGATTTTACCATAATACTCAGCAACTTGTTCGACCTTATGTCTTTTTATTTTTATTTTTTTTGGAATTCCATTTTTTATAATAACTTTTTCTTCAATAAATCTATTTAATTTTAACATGTTAATTGTTGAATTATCTTCCCCATGTCCGGGAGAAGCATCTATCGCCATAACATATTCCTCACCTGCTAAAGGATCTTCCCAAATCCACATATTAAAATCATTATATTCTTGACGAATTGGAGGAATTACTTCATTTTCTTCAATATGTTTTAAGTATTTTTCATTAATGAAATTATCTCCAGAACCCAAAAAATTACATAAAATTTCTTGGTTTATTTTTCGCATATCACCGTTTGCATTGCGAATTTGCTCTTCAAACCAAGGAGAACTTGCTTCCCATCCATCATCCATCAATTTGATTCGATGTTCATCACTCCAATTTTCATCAACAATTCTTATTTCATTTTCATCTCCTTTGTTTTTTAACCAAACCAAATTTTTATTATATCTAGGATCATTAAACCACCAAATTTCAATAGCATTAAAATTGTTTTCTTTTTTTCTTGCACCAATGAAGGTCTTGTAATACACTGGGTCTAAGCCATTTGGTGTATTATGAGTAACTGTTTGATTATAAATAACTGAATGATTAAAATCATGTTTTTCTTCTGGAAAATTTGGTAATGAAAAATCATATGTCCAATTTTGGGATTTTTCAATATATTTTATTGGTGTCCACACCAGATTTTTATTAATTATTGGTGATAGAAATTCAATATAATCACTATCTAGATTGTTTTTTTCAAAATCAATTAATTTTAAAATTGTTTTTCTACTTGTCGGTTTATCATAATATCTTTTCATTGATTGGACAATTGAATTAATTTTAATGTTGTTTTCATTTAAAATTTTCAATTTTCCATGTGATTTAATTTTTTGATAAATTTCATAAAGATAATTAGCACCATTTGGTATGTTATCAGAAACACCAATATGTTTTAATTTATTTTTATCATATTTAAGAAAAACATTTTGTTTTCTTTCAAATCTAAAACCAATTTCTGTAAAGTATTTCTCTGCATATCCCCCACAAGCAACAATTCGATAATTCATTGAAGATACTTTAACCAATTTTGTTGGTTTGCTTAATACTTCATTATAATCTGTTAATATACCAAAGTTACCAAATAATATTCTAAGTTGTTCCATCAAAATTTTTGAAGATAAACCAATACCAATTCTAATATTATTACTTTTGGTTTTATAATTAGTCCAACCATCTCCATCCATAATACCTTGAATCATTGCAATAATGTTTTTTCTACTCATTTCAAGTAGTCTTGATGGTATTATTTTTTCATTTGCTTTTTTTGATAAATCAAATCCTAAATATTCTAAAAATTCAGAAACATTTAATGACCCAATTTCATAATGCAACCTATCTTTATTATTATAATTGAGATTTAATTTAGTGAGTGTTTCGGTTAAATCATCACCACAAGTTATTGTTATTCCATAATATTTATTAGGTCTATTATTTCGTTTATTACCACAACCTTCGCTAATATATAAACCAATTAAATATGCAATATCTGTTGTTATTTTTTTTGGATTAAAGAAATTTTTTGTCTTATATGATATTGTTGGTTTAAAATCTGAACAATCATCGTTATTTCCCCAAATATTCATTCCATGTTGAATTGAAATATAATCATCAATTTCAAGTTCAGATGCCATATACCAATCATATTTTTTCTCAGATTTCTTATATGCCCAATATTTATGATTATAACTAGATTCTAATGTTGAATATTTTGATGTAATTTTAAGAGTATCAACATAACCATTATTGAAAAAAATATTTCCTTTTCTTAATTTATCTTTTCCTAAAACATTATATTCTTTAACAATATGTGCCCCCAAATCATTACTAGATATAAAATCACTTATTTGTTTTATTCCTTTATTTGTATATAGATAAGTGTCTTTTGTTACACAAGACACCATAATTGCCTTACCCCCAGTTTGTAATGTTGGTTGTGCTGAAGTCCAAAATTTATCCCCTTTTTCTGTCCAAGCAGTTTCATCCCAGAACAGTAGTGTTGGAGTATAACCACGAAGTCCTTTTGATGAGAAAGCTCCTAAAGTTGATCCATTATCATATCTTTTAAGTTTTTGAGTGTCTTTATAAACTTTTTCAGTTTCTTTACCTGTTTTTGGTCTTAGCCAAGCGGGACAATTACTAATAAAGTCAACAACGTCATTCATTAACTCATCTCTAGCAGTTTCTAATTTATCTGCAACAATAGCAACACTTCTATTAAGATTAAACATTATGTACCATGAAATAAAAGCACATGTTGCTGTTGAAATACCTGCTTGACGATATTTATTAACAATATCGTGTTGATCTTTTTGATAATCAATAATCATAAGTTTTTGAAATGGGAATAATTTAAATGGTACTATTTCACCAGAATTTCCACTTGTTTGATCAAAGATTGTTAAATATGTTTCAATAAAGTAAATTGGGTCACTTGCACAACGAACAATTTCTTGATATTGTTCAGAAACATTTAATTCGCTTGCTTTTTTTACTAAACCATCGATAGTAATTACGATTGGTTCAATTTTAATTAATTTTTTTCTTAATGCAGCAACTTTTTTTCTGTTCTCCTCTTTCTGCTTTTCAATTTGCATGTTATATGGAACAACAGGGGTATGTTCAGGAACTTGATCTTCAATTTTTTTTAATTTTTCAAGTTCTTTTTCTTCATCTGATAAATATCTTCTCATAATATTAAAATAAATACTAAACTATATTTTAATAGCTGAAACATCGATGAATTCATTCTTTTTAAATATTATTTTACGGTTATATAGCATTTCCTTAATTTGTGCTAATGATGTTCCATAATGAAAAACTAAAAGGGGTAGGTCATCTAACTCTTCTTTGTCACTACCAAATAAAGAATCATATGTATCATATCCATTTTCATCAGATTCTTTTTCAATTTCATATGCCAGTGCATGTATTGTATTATAACCATGTAAATATTCACGATCAACCGCTTCATGTAAACAAAATAGATCAAAAGTTTTTGTTTTAAGTGTAATAACATCATCAATATAGTTTTCTGTTGGGGGTGTTGCATGATCACATGCTGGAGATTGATCCCAACACCAACCTTCAACATCTATTTGTGTGGTGTCTAGAGAAAAAATAAATTCATATATTCCCTCTCCTTTAGTATTGTGACCAATTTTCAATACGTATATTAATTTAAGATTTTTATCATCAATTTTCATAATATTTTATAATTTATTATAAATACTGATGATTAAAAATTAGAATATAAAAAAAGCGATAATTCCATATTTTGAAATTATCGCTTTTTAATTAAAAATATTTTATTTTATATTGTTGTTTTAATATTATATTTTTGATTCAAATGAACAATAGTTAGTGCCAATAAATTATAATATAGTTTTGTTCTCTTTTTTTGCTTTATATTCAAATATAAACCCGCCAAATAAAAAAGGAAAGACAATCCAGTTGAAATAATGAAAATAAATTTCATGAAAAATAATTTATCAAATGATAAAATTGACAACAAGCTAATAAATCCCAACACATAACTTATTTGTTTAAAAAGTTTTTTCCAAGAAAAAATAACATGAACAACATCGAAAAAAAACTTATCATTATAATCCCTAACCGCCATCCAATCACAATCAGGATATTCATAATTATTTCCACTTTCACCAGTGATTTTATTGGCATAATTTGTTTCAGTTTTTTTTGTGCCGTACAAATAAGTTCGATGGAATTTATATGTATCAAATTCTTTAGGTAATTTCATGCTAAAAATTTTTAGTTAAGTTTAAACCGTGTCTATTAAGTATTTCATTATTGATGATTGAAAGAACAAAATCATATTCTTTTAGTTTATTTTTTTGTTTATAACACATAATTTTAAATATAATGTGTGTAATAATTGACAACCCCAAAGTCACACCAGCTAAAATTGGATTAATAACAAATTCAACTAAAGCTATTGCAGCAAAGACATATTGTATTTTTTCAAAAAGGAATCTCCAAGAATAAATCATATTCAATAAATCATCAAAATATTTAATCATTGTTATCCTGTAATTAAACCAATCCAAATTTTCCAGATTTTCAACTGAGTTGAACTCATTAAAGATTTTCTTTTCTTCTTTTTTTGAACCCCCCAGAAAGCTTCTGAAGAATTTCAAATCATCAAATATTCTATTTATCATATTGTTTTTTTTTATTATATTTATTATACGAAATAAATAAAAAAATGTTATAAAAAAAACCCGAAAGAATATTTCGGGTTTTTTTATTTTTTTAAAAGATTATTATTTCTTTTTGGTTTGTGAAAGCAATTCTTGGTCTATCAGTTTATCTAATTTTTTTAATGATTCTGATTTTTTACTTTCAATCAAAGTACTTTTCTTTAGACCTTTTTTTTCTTGAATTCTACTTTTAATATAATTTCTTAAATTTCTTTCACTTTCACTTATTTCTTCGTTTTCTTTACTTTCTTTTTTTATATTTTTCAACATAGCTGCTGCAGCGACTTTTTCGCCTTTTTCTTTGCTACCGTATTCTTTTTCAGCTTTTTTTACTACTTTTTCAAAACCTTTACCTTTTTTACCAATATCCTCACTTTTTTTTGCTTTTTTCACAACTTCGCTTTTCTTTTCTTTTGATAATCCAGCAGATGGTTTTTCTTTGGTCTTAACACTTTCAGTTATTTCATCTTCTTGTTTTTCTTTTGCATTAGAAAGAAGTGTAAGCATTTTATTTGTATCTTCATCACTTAGTTCACCTTGTTGAGTTAATTTATTATTTAATGTGTTATATTCTTCTCTATTATTTTTATTAAGATTTTTAACATTTTTTATTAAATTAACCATTAATTGAACTTCCTCATCAATAATTTCATCAGATGTTTCAATTTCTTCTGTTGTTTTAAATTTACTTAAATCAGCTTGTTTACCTTGTTGTACTTGTGCTGTTAATGTTTGTAACAAACTTTGTGTATTGATAGGTTCTTGACCAGCTTTTTTTGCTTGAGTTTGAGCATAATTAATATTTTTAGCTAAATCAGCAGCCATTGTTTCCAATTTATTCATTGCACTATTTTTTTCACCAGCATGATATGTTTGTTTAACATTTTGAACTGCACCACCCACAGCTTGAGCACCTTTTTGAATCGCACCACCTACAGCTTGAGCACCCTTTTTTGCCATATTACCTAATCCACCCCATAATTCATCAATTTTTAATTGTTTATCTTCATCAGAAGTTTCATTTATTGAATCTGTATATGGTGTAAGTTTTTCGGTATATTCATCATGACCATAATCATTTTTTAGTGAATCAGTAATTTCTGGATTAATAAATAAAGCAACTGCTTCGAAATCACCATCATTCATGTCATCATTATGTGCATTAGCATATCCACTAACCAGATTTGTCATCTCATCATTATCACATTCCATAATTGATTCTTTTGTATAACCTCTTGATTCTGCATATTGTGCAAAACCACCACATTCATTACATGTTTCAGTTTCAGCCAAATTTTCAATATCTGAAATAGGTTCATCAGCAGCCATTTCATTTCCCAAATCTTCGATTTCCTTATCAGAAGTAATTTTCAGCAATTTATTTGCCATTGATTTTCTATCTTCAATTTCAACTTCTGGTAATTTATCTTTAAATGCCGCAATAAATGTATTAATTGAATATTTTACTTGTGGAATTGTCATCTCAGTATTTCTAATTTTATTAGTTATCTTACCAAGATTTTTTTCAATTTCTTTAACAGGGTCATCAAAATCAGTTTCATTATCATCGCCTTCTGTATCAGTAACTTCTTCTTCAGAATTTTCATCCCCCAATTCACCCTCTGGTTCACCCCCTTCTAATTCGCCATCACCCAATTCAAGATTTTCTTCATCTTCAGGAGCAGTAACATCAACTTCAGTATTATCAAGTTCCATTTCTGGTTCTGGAATTTCCATTTCTGGTTCTTCTTTTGCTTTTTCTGTTGTTGCATTTAAATCATCAATCATGTCTTCTGCTTTTTCAATCTCAACACCAGCTTTATCTTCAGTTAAATAAATTTTACCTTTTTTATCGAATTTTTGAGATTGTCCTTCTAATATATTATTAAAAATCATGTTTCTATTTTTATCTGCTTCAGATAAACTGTCATATCTAAATGCTGTGATATTTTCCAATCCACCAATATAAACAAAATCTAAAAGTTCTGGTTTATCTTTACTATTTCCTTTTTTTATGAAATATTTGTGATTTTCTTTTATTATACCATAATTAATACCATCAGGTGCTTTTTTTGTATCAACTAAAGTACCATTAGAAATTACAGTATTTTCTGGATTATTTTTTTTTGTTTCAGCCAATTCTCTCATTCTATGATAAAAAGCCTCTTGAGAAGTATGTTTTTTCATTTTTTATATATTTTATATTAAAATTTATTTCTAATTGATTTTTTCATAAATACTTGATATTATACAAAAAACAACAAAATTATTGAATTTCATTGTTTTGATTTATAATATTCTCTTTTATAAGCATTTCACGAACTTGTTTTGTGAGTAATTTTTTTCTAACTAAATTATTGATAACATCTTGATTTATATTTTTTAATGAAATATTTTCATTTAAAAATTTTTCATTATTGTTTAATGTTTCTTTAATTTCATTATAAAATTTTAGGTTTTTCATATTATCAATATGTTCGAACAATTGTTCTGTTGTTACAATAAATCTTTTCATTTGTTTATCTATAAAATTCTTCTAATGATAATTCTTTGGTTAAAAAATTGTTTTTTAATTCAACCATTTTTTCAAGATATCCAGTATTTCTTAAAACTTTAAAAACCAAATTCTCAATTGAATATTCTCCATTTTTACTTAATCCAGATTGACGATATTTTTTGATTTTATCTTTTATATTCTGATATCTTTCTAAGAAATTGGTATCGTTATTATTTGTTTCTAAATCATCAATTGAATTCATAAAATCTGAAGTTTTAATTTTTAAATTTTCAGTATCTATGTTAATTATTTTTTTTGTTGGTTTTATTAACCATTTATCATTTAATAAAGAATAAATTCCTGATGAATAATGTTTTTTTCCAGCATTTTGATAATATAATTCCACATCATGATCCATAACTTTAATTGATAATTTATCATTCCAAAGACTTTTCTTTAAACTAAAATAATCTTCAACAAATTCTGGGTTTTCAGATATTTGATTATAATCTAGAACAACATGAACATCTAAATCAGAATTTTCATTATAATTATAATTAGCCAAACTTCCTGTTAATGTAATATCTTTAAATTTTAAATTTTCTAATCCAGAAAATTCAATAAATGCTTTTGCATTTTTTAATAATTTCTTTCTTACTTCTGAATTCATTTTATCATCATTATCCCAAATATTTGGTGATAATTCATCATTAATTTTTATTGAATTAGTATCAACATTCTCAGGTTCAATAATCTCTTTTAATAAATTAGAAATATCTCCACTTAATAAATGTTTTGATTTTTTTCTCATTTTGAATGTTATATATTTAAATTATTTTCAATTTTTCTATAAATACTCATTAATCTTTAAATTGACCTAGTATTTATATTTAAATCTTTATATAAAATGAACTTAGATTGTTTAGAAACTATAATAACAAATAATTTAGCGATACATATTGATATATCAAATATTAATTCGTGGAATTTAAATTCTGGATTAACTTTAATTAGTTTAACTAAATGGAAAAATGCAATATCTGACGATATTATATTATATGACTTTGGTTTAACTGCTTTTGATAATGGTAGAGTTGAAAATATGTACGATTCGCTTACATTAACCCAAAATGATAATAAACTAAATCTACATAGAGTTGGATATAATGATGATGTTGGTGGAATTTATTATAGTGGTTATACAATGACCTCAATAACAGGTACAACTGTTGGAAACTATTTCTCATTAAATGGTGGATATTTACAAGATTTTTTTAAATTATATGATTATAATTATGAAATTTTTCCACCAAGATATAATAATGGTATAACGATTGAAACAATTGTTGAATTATTACCACAATCAGAAGGAATATTTTTATGTTTGGGTATTAGATCAGAAGATAAATATAATAAATATTTTAGTGGGGAAACAACATTAATTAATTCTGAGCGTATTGATTATAATGGTAAAAGTAGTGGGAATTTAAATTATTATGATGGAGTTTTCACATCTGAAAATAATTATTTAATTTCTGATATGGATAAAGAAGTTAAAAAAAATGCTTTTCGTGAACCTGAAAAATCAGATGTTTTAATTTCAGATAGTATTCAACAATTAAATAATTTAACAAATAATATTATTTCATTTGAAATTACTTCAGATAAAAGAATAAAATATAAATATATTAATGAATACGGTAATTTAATTCAAAATGAATCTCCAAATACAATTAATCGAATTGGATGGACAATGATTGATATTGTTTTTAAACCTGACGAAATAATTAATAATTACGATGCTTCTAAATATTTATGTTATTCAAGAAGAACAGGTGATTTACTATTCTATTTAAATGGTAGAATTTTTTGGAAAATTCCAAATTTTAATGAATTTTATTTTAAACATATTATAAATGACAAAGAAAAACAATTGGGTATTCCATTTAATATTAGTTGGGGTGGGGGATCATTTGGATTAGAAAATTCATGGCACTATGATATTAATAAACTAGAATTATATAGTAGTGGCGATACCAATTATATAACACAAAATTTTATTGTTGAGGGAAATCCAGACCCACTAAATTGTCAACCAGATTATATTGGTGAACCATTAAGTGGTTTATCTTTGGTTAATGATAATATTACATTTACAACAACAGATGAATGTGATCCAACAATTACATATCCATTAACAACTATGCGTATTGATTATAGTGGTGTGACAACTGGTATAACAGCAAATACTTTTTTTATAAAATATAACACACCAATTCAGGTTCTATCAAATCGTGAATATGATATTACTTTGAATTTATTCGATAGTGGGTTCTTTACTTATAGTGAAGATAGTAAAATTTCAATTATTTTATATGGTACAACAAATATTAATATTATTAATGAGATTGCATATACTTATCCAAAATATGTTGATGTACATACTGTAAGCGGATTAAATACTTGGCAAAATTTAAATACAAAATTTACTATTGAAGATAATACTGGAATACAAACAATATTTATTGGGATATTAATCGAATCAACAACAATACCAAATTTAAACATACCTTTATATATAGATGATTTTAGTTTAATTGGTTCTGATGCATTATCAAAAGATGTGGAAAAAGAAAATTTATTTATTGAAAAATATTTTAATTCTTCATTTATTGGTAATATACAAAAATTAAGAATGTATGATATCGCACTATTACCAAATGAAATATTGCATAATGCAATAATTGAATCAAAAAATAATATAAATTATGGAATATCTGTTGCTAAAGGGGGTAGAATAATTCCTAGATATCAAAATGTTCCTAATATTCCTCAAGAAGTTGCTGGTTCTGATATCAGAAAATCTATTAGATATAGAAATTCTGATGGTACTTATAAAGATTTGTATCAAATGTTGGATATTAAAGTTGTTATTAAGAGTAGAAGTAATCCAACTGTTGAATTGGTTAAATTCAAAAAAATTGTTGAAACAGGTTGGTTACAATTAATTTGGGTTAATGATACAACATATGATTTTATTATTCCAAACCAAATAACTTCGGCACATCCAAATGAAATGTTATTTGCTGAAGTTAAGTTTCAATGGTCAGATCCACAAGATATTGATAATGTTTTTGATAAAATATTTATTGTTAATATAACAACATCAACATTATTAGATAGTACAGTTAAAATTTATTAATGACATGGGAAATAATGATAACATTATTGAATTTATTGATATAACAAATAGTGGTCAAGGCACATTGGATGCTGCTAGGGATATGATTATTTTATCTGAACACAGTTCTAGTGTTCCTGTGGTCAGACCACCGTATATTGCTGAAAATATTGCAAATAAAAAAAATGATCTTGTGAATCCAAATACAACAGGATATACATCAACATTGGCTGTTTATAATGCAATGTCTTCTGTTGTTAGTAAAAGTATTTTTAATGCGTTTACTGGTGATACTAGTACAAATTTAAATATTATTAATAATAATATTGTTTATATTAGTGGGAACACATTATCAATAAATGATTTTAATGTTTTTACTGGCACAACATTACCAAATAATTATGTTGATAATGTTAAATTTAATCAATATACGGGATCAACAGCTTTAGAAAGAGAAATCATGTTTTATGCGGATCAAGAAGTTATAATTCAACATATTGATTCAGAATCTGTAAATACTGTGTATTTAAGTAATAACATAACTGATGTTGAATACTCATTAAATGCTGGTTCTTCTTGGTTAGATCCAACATATCCAATACCATTTAGTGGTGGTACTGAATCTGTTTGGAGAGTAAAAACATATTTAGGAACTGATGAATTTGGTAATGTAATTATTAAAAGTATTATATAATGATAGTAGAAGTTGAAACAGGTATTTTTTATGACTCTGATCTTTTTTATGAAGAGCAAAGCAATGAATTTAAGAATTATATAATGGATTATTATTCTGATAATGCTAAAGTTAGTAAATTACCCTATCCTGACTTTAATAAAGGTAATGAGAAGTATGATTCATCTGAAAGTCCTGATAAGATAAAAAAAATTAATAGAGGATCTTTGAGTTACTATTTCAAAATAAAGGAAGGCAGTGGTCAAGATAAGTGGACTATGTATGTTTCAGTAACTAGAAACCAACAAAGGAAAAATAGTACTGCTAATAGGGCAGTTAGGGATTATACAATAATTATTGATTTTGATAGTAAAGGAAAAGATAAAAATAAATAAAATATAATTATGATAGTAATAACAGGAAATACAGAATACGATAATACAAAAGATTTTGACTCACAGTCAGAGGAATTTAAGGGTTATTTTATGGAATTATATGATGCAGTTCCTAAGATTCCATACCCAGATTTTAATGCTGATGGAAGTATAACTTACAATGTGGGTGATGTTTTATTCAGCGCAACGGTTACAAGAGTTCAGCAAAACCCATTTTCATCAGAGAATCGGGCGGTTAAAGAGTTGATTATTGAAGTAAATGTGATATAATGTCTGGATACGTAGCAAATTGGGGAAATGACAATAATGATGGACTAACTCGTGATACAGCCAAAAAAAGTATACAAGGGGCTATGGACGGTTCTTTAACTAGCCCTTATTACCTTTTTGGTCTTTTTAACGAAACCATAGTTCCTACACCTGATTATGTATTTTATGGAAATAATGAAGCTGTTATTTCTGGATCTTTACTTGCAGTAGTAGTAAATTCTAGTGCAAATCTTACAGATATACTTTTAGACGGCCTTAAGGTTGTTAATTTTAATAAACTGCACAATTTAGGTATAACAACTACTTTAAATATTATAAATAGTCATATTCATAATGGTGCACTGATAGCAGAGAGTAACACATCACCCGTTTATATTAATGGAAGTGTCCTTTCAAAAGTGCTAGCAATCACAATACAAACTAATGTTAATAATAATGGTATAAGATCAGCGTGTATAAAAAGCTCAACTATACATAATATAGGTATTTTTAATCTTACTGTTGCTGGGGCAGGGTCTACTTATGATGCTCTTGCACTTGGAAACAGTATTTACTCTAATATGACTTTAAATTTGCTTGCGCTTACTTCTATTGCAATACCAGTTTTTATATACAATTTGTTTATAAACGTATCCTTTAAATTTTCAGGTGGTGGTCTAGGTTTTGATGAAACTGTTTCAAGTTATCCTACTGGTGCTACAGATGCAGATAAAATACAAAACCTAAGGAATAGAATGGCTACAGTGTATGGGGGTCTTGCATCTGACTATTTAATAGGCTGCAAGTACTATTCCGGATCTTACAATGACATATTCGTAGATGCAGACAATGGTGACTTCAATTTAGTTCCTTATTGTATAGCAGCACATATGTCTTACGAAGGTGACTATATTGGAGCCAGAAGAGAAGGGCTAAAGGCCAACTGGAATGCTGACTGGGCTAACATAGTTAATATAGATGCTAATGGTAGGGTCATAGACCAAACTTTAGAAGCTAGTGCAGAATCCAACATAATTGACGTAACCCATGTCCGTAGTATTGTCAGGTTTAACTCCTTAGGCTTACGCGCAGCAAGAAATGGTCAACAAATTAATACAGAAAGTAATCTCAGTGCTCAAATAGATGCCGGAACTAATGTCTTAATAGCCGGAAAGACTTATCAAGTAGTAAATAATGTAATTACACTGGATAACCCTGCTATGACTTCGTATACACCTTTTGAGTGTTTTGTAGCAATTAATGCAGGAGGTGGCGCAGGAGTAAATGGGCTTGGTTTTGCTGCCGGTGGTGGGGCAGTTAAGGAGGTATTTACTGGTGCAGCAGTATACGATTCTAAAATACAAATAAAGTGTAGCAAAATAGATCCTACTTTGGCCGCTGCAACTTTGATAACTTGTTTCCAGAATGTTTACCCAATATTGGTAATTGTGGACGGCAGCGGAGAACCAACTTTGGGGAATGCGGATGTAGGATATGATGAATTGACAGCAGTACCATTATACATAAGGTACATTAAGTTTTTTATTAAAATAAAAGCAGGGCAACTTGCAGCAAGATAAGGATGTAAACTATGGCTGATTCATACTTAAGTAATTGGGGTAACGATAATAATGACGGACTTTCTTGGGAAACTGCTAAG